TTGTAGTGAGCAGTCAGGAAGGTGGGGACGAACGTAAGAACATAGACGCAATCATGACAAAACTCAGGACTTTGGTTCAGGAGTTAGGCGTGGGTCTGTTCTTAGTCAGCCACCTCAAACGCAGCAGCGGTCAGGCTCATGAGGACGGAGGCAAGATCTCATTGTCTGAACTCAGAGGGTCACAGGCCATCGCTCAGTTGTCGGACATTGTGCTGGGTCTTGAGAGGGATCAGCAGCATGACGACGAAGCAGTACGCAATACGACCACACTCAGGGTGCTCAAGAATCGCTACACTGGCTTGACAGGCCCAGCGTGTTACTTGAAGTACGACAAAGTGACTGGACGTATGCTAGAGACAAACAAACCAGCGGAGGTTATTAACGGTGATTTCTAGTTACGATGACATTATAGAGCGGGTAGTGACAACCCCCATCATGACGGCAGCGCATGAGAAGTCAATGGAGATGGGAACCCTTAGGAACTCAGTAACGAATGGTGCTGGTAATCTTGTAGGGTTTGTGGGTGAAGGGTTAGTTCATGAATACTTGCAGGATCAAGGCCAAATGTGCGGCTGGACTAACACGTATGATTATGATTTAATCCTTGAGGGTGACATAACGATTGACGTAAAGTCAAAGCGTACAGGTTTCCCACCCAGACTTGACTATGAGTGTTCAATCACTGCTTTAAATACTAAACAGAAGTGTGACCTCTACGTATTCACTAGGGTACGTAACGACATGACTGTAGGATGGATCTTAGGTTTCTTGCCAAAGAGCGAATACTTTGACAAAGCAACCTTTATGGAGAAGGGAACTGTTGACTCTTCTAATGGATGGAAGGTAAAATCGGACTGTTACAACGTACCGATTAATGAGCTGAGACCAATACATGAACTTATTAAACAAAACGCTGATACTTGACATTGAGACTGACGGTCTTGACCCCACTAAGATCTGGTGCTGTGCTACCAATCTGTTTGACACTGTGTACGATGCTGAGACATTCAAGGCACAGTTAGCGGCTCAGGACGTACAGAGGATTGTAGCCCACAACGGCATAGGATTTGACTATCCTGTTATGTCTAAACTGTGGGATGTTGATTGGTCTGGGTACGAGCTTATGGATTCGTTAGTCCTGTCAAGACTAGCCAACCCATCCAGAGAAGCTGGTCACAGCCTAAGACAGTGGGGTGCTCGTTTAGGCTTCCCCAAAGGCGACCATGAGGACTGGTCACAGTTAAGCTGCGAGATGGTAAAGTACTGTGAGCAGGACGTAGCGGTCACTGTGCGTGTTCTGGAGTGCCTACAGGACGAGCTGGTAGGTTTCAGTGAAGAGTCCGTAAAGCTTGAGCATGACGTTCAGACAATCATTCAGCAGCAGATTAAGACTGGCTGGTTGATAGACCAGAAACATACTAACGATTTGATAGCATTATTGAAGGAGAAGAAATATGAGCTTGAAGAAACTGTACAGAAAACTTTTATTCCGTTGCCTGTTTTTATTAAGGAGGTTACTCCAAAGATTAAGAAGGACGGTACGCTCTCTGCGGTTGGTCTAAAGTTTCTGGGGGATCAGTCTGAGAATGTGGCTGGCTGGTTTTCTCGTATAGACTATCCCCCTTTTAACTTAGGGTCACGACAGCAGATAGGCAGGTACTTACAGTGGTTCGGTTGGAAGCCTAAGACTTTCACTGAGAAGGGACAACCCATTGTGGACGAATCAGTTTTAGAAACTGTGACGGATATACCTGAAGCAAAACTCATAGCCGAATACCTTATGATCCAGAAGCGTGTAGCTCAAGTACAGAGCTGGTTGGATGCTGTTCAGGATGACGGTAGAGTACATGGTTACGTAAACACTAATGGCGCTGTAACAGGCCGTATGACACACTCAAGCCCTAACATGGCTCAAGTACCTGCGGTATACTCACCGTATGGTCATGAGTGTAGATCTTGTTGGTCTGCACCTGAGGGTTACAGCATTGTAGGTTGTGACGCTAGTGGTCTTGAGTTACGTATGTTGGCACACTATATGAAGGATGAGGAATACACCAATGAAATTATCAACGGCGATATCCACACAGCAAATCAACGACTTGCTGGACTTGAATCAAGAAATCAGGCTAAAACTTTCATCTATGCCCTCTTATACGGCGCAGGAGATGAAAAACTTGGGTCTGTGGCTGGAGGAGGTAGAGCGACTGGCAAGAAACTTAGAGAATCTTTCCTTAATAATCTGCCATCATTCGCAGCTCTTAAAGACAGAGTATCTGAAGCGGCTGGAAGAGGATACCTCATTGGACTTGACGGTAGAAAGCTCCAAGTCAGATCAGAACATTCAGCCCTAAACACCTTACTACAGTCGGCAGGATCGCTGGTAATGAAAAAAGCCTTGACTCTTCTGGATGATTACGGTAAAATATGGGGTATAGACTATAAGTTTGTTGGTAATATTCACGATGAGATACAAGCTGAAGTTATTAACGAGCGAACAGAAACTTTTGGTAGACTAGCCGTGTCCTGTATACAGGCAGCGGGTCTTGAATGGGAACTTAACTGTCCTCTGGACGGAGAATATAAGGTAGGAAAGACATGGGCGCAGACACACTAATAGAAGACATCTATGGCTTGGTGTCTACCAAAGAAGTTGCTGACGGGGTAGACATAGACAAAGAGATAGAAACATTCGGGGAATCAATTAAAGAACTCATGAGGACTGAGTTTAAGAAGGACAGACCTAAAGATACGCGGAGGTTGCGCTTGTCAAGCATAGGCAGGACTGACAAGTATCTTTGGAATCAGTATCACGGAACTGAAGGTGAGGAATTGCAGCCTCACACCCTAGTAAAGTTCCTGTACGGGCATGTCATTGAGGAGTTAGTCTTATTCCTAACTAGAGCCTCTGGGCATGAAGTTACCTGTGAACAGAAAAGGTGTGAGGTTGAAGGCGTTGTAGGACACATGGACTGCAAGATCGACGGTGTGGTGACGGACGTTAAGTCTGCCAGCACGTATGCCTTTAAGAAGTTTAAGGAGCGCCGAGTGCCTGAGGACGATGCCTTTGGATATGTAGATCAGATCAAAGCCTACGCTCATTCAGAAGGTGAGAGAAAGTTTGCATGGCTGGCTATGGATAAGCAGAATGGACACCTAACCTTCTGCGAGCATGATCTTGACGACGAGTCTGATCCTATGTATGAGCACCTCAAGGGGGACATAGCTGAAAGAATACGGCACGTAAAAAAGCTCGTAGAGGGGCCAGAGCCTCTGGAGTTTTGTTACGAGGACGTACCGGACGGAAAGTCTGGGAACAGAAAGTTAAGCGTTGGTTGTTCTTACTGTCAATTCAGAGAAAAGTGTTACCCAGAGTTGCGTACTTTTATCTACGCAAATGGGCCAAAGTACTTGACAAAGGTAGTTAAACAACCATTCGTATCAGAGGTTCCAGATGGTTTCTAAGAATTATGGAAGGTACAGGTCAGGTCTTGAGAAGAAGTTTGCTGAAGCCTTGCCCAGAAAGTTCATGGCTTACGAGCCTTTTGATATGCCCTACACAGTACATAGGCATTACAGACCTGACTTTGTGTATAAGGATTGGATGTTGGTGGAGTGTAAGGGATTCTTTAGGGAAGGAGACACACTTAAATATAAATCAATTAGGGATTGTCTGGAGGAAGATCAAGAGTTGGTCTTTCTTCTTTCAGATCCCAACAAGAAAGTAAGGAAGGGCGCTAAGATGACAATGGGACAATGGTGTGATAAGGAGGGGTTAAAGCACTTTACCCTAGCAACAACACAAGAGTTAATTGATTATGCCAATGCTAATTGATGAGTTAAGAGAACGAATCCTTCAGGAGTACGATGTAGACTTACTGTGTGAAGTCTTGGACATAACTGCTGAAGACATTTTAGATGCCTTTGAGCATAGATTTATAGACAAGCAGGAGCTATTTAGAGAGTTGGAGGATTTGTATGTCGAAGATTAATGACGTTATGCAGCTTAGGGCTGACCCTACACCTGAGGAGTGGAACGATGTAGTAAATAAACCCCCACACTACAATCAGGGAGGCATGGAAGCCATAGACTACATTAAACAGCAATTAGGTGAGGGGATTGTTGACTACTGTGAAGGCAATGTGCTAAAGTATTTACATAGGTGGCGCTACAAGAACGGGCTACAGGACTTGCAGAAGGCTCAGTGGTACTTAAATAAGATGGTCAAAGAACAATCGGAGCTGGAATGAAAGTAATTCAAGGAAACTTTGGTGAGAAAGCCAACGAAGATAAGATAACAGTACCTCTGGTATTCAACGCAATCACTGAGAAGGAAGACCTAACCACCTATGAAGATGCTTTCTGTGTTGTTAAGTCGGAGGAATTTATTGTTGTGTCTACCAATATGGACACTCTTGACTTATACTTCTTACTGGATCAATTAAAATTATCACTATTAACTGGAGGGGACTACGAACTCTAATGGATCAATATCAACAATACATACATAAATCACGATACGCACGTTACATGGACGATGAGCAGCGCAGAGAGGAGTGGGAAGAGACCATTAATCGTTACGTTAGTTTCTTCACGGAGCGTAACCAGATAGACGACACTGTCGCTGAAGAGCTATACAACGCCATCTATGACCAGAAGGTAATGCCTTCCATGCGCTGTATGATGACCGCAGGGACGGCTTTAAAGCGGGACAACGTAGCAGCCTTTAACTGTTCTTACCTGCCCATAGACAGCCCCAGATCCTTTGATGAGCTTATGTACATTCTCATGTGCGGTACGGGCGTAGGGTTCAGCGTTGAGCGGGACTACGTTAATCAGCTCCCTGTGGTTGCTGACAGCTTCCATGACACGAAGACAACCGTTGTGGTGTCCGACAGTAAGGTAGGCTGGGCTAGTGCCTTCAGAGAGCTTATAAGCCTCCTGTACGCAGGTAAGGTTCCTAAGTGTGACTTGACTAAGGTTAGGCCATCAGGGGCTAGACTCAAGACCTTTGGCGGTAGAGCCAGTGGGCCACAACCTTTGGCTGACTTGTTTAACTTTTCAGTGGACTTGTTCAAAGGTGCGGCAGGGCGCAAGCTAACGTCCCTTGAGTGCCATGACTTAGTGTGCAAGATTGCAGACATTGTAGTCGTTGGTGGTGTCCGTAGGTCTGCCCTAATCTCTTTGAGCAATGTTACTGACAATCGTATGGCTAACGCTAAGAACGGTGAGTGGTACATTAGCAACGGTCAAAGAGCTTTAGCAAACAACAGTGCTGTGTACTCTGAGAAGCCTGACTTTGACACTTACTCATCCGAGATGAAACGTCTGTATGACTCTAAGTCTGGGGAGCGTGGGATCTTTAGCCGCATTGCAGCACAGAAGGTAGCAGCCCGTAACGAGCGCAGGGATGCGACATACAAGTTTGGGACTAACCCCTGCTCTGAGATCATCCTACGCCCCTATCAGTTCTGTAATCTCTCTGAGGTGATTGTACGTACAGACGATACATTGCAGACCCTAAAAGAGAAGGTACGCCTAGCGACCATCTTAGGGACTCTACAGGCTACCCTTACGGACTTCCGATACCTACGGAACATCTGGAAGCGTAACACAGAGGAAGAGGCTTTGCTAGGCGTTAGTATGACAGGTATTATGGATCACTACCTGTTGAGCAAAGGTAACTCACCGGACTTAGTTAAATGGTTGGAGGAAGTAAGAGATGTCGCTGTCGAAACTAACAAGGTATGGGCTGAGAAACTTGGAATTGCTCAGTCTGCGGCTGTTACGGCTGTTAAGCCTTCTGGTACTGTTTCTCAGCTCGTTGACAGTGCTAGCGGCATACATGCTCGTCATAACGACTACTACATAAGAACAATCCGTATGGATAAAAAAGACCCTATCTATACATTCTTAAAAGATAAAGGTGTTCAAGTAGAAGATGAGCAATTTAGACCTGATTCTACA